TGAGGAGCATCGCATGGTAACAACACCATCGCCGGACGAACCCGAAGTAGATACTCAGCCAGCACAAGAGGTGGCGGGAGAGACTACTGATGAAACGATTGAAATAGACTACAAAGCAAAAACAGCCGAACTGGAGTCCCAGGTCGAGAAGTTAACGAATGACCTGCGTTCCAGGGGTGGTCAACGCCGTAGAGATACGGACAGGGATGCGGAACTCTCTGGTATTCGGGATAGTGTGGGCGCACTTCAGAAGGTATTCACTCTTTACATGGATGACCGTAAGATGGATATGTCGGACGAGGCGCAGACTCAGATATCACGGGTGAATCAGGAGTTGGCTCAAGGACAGGCTACGCGGGACTGGAATTCCCGGTACGAAAAAGAGCAGACCCGCCTCATGTCCACCGTTCAGGACGAGAGTGACAATATCCTCGTGAGTGAGGATGATGCACAAAAGCTCCAGAGCGATTGGCAGGCAGCTTGGGCAGAAGGTTCTAAAGCCGCTAGAGGTGACTTCGAGGATATTATCAATATCCAGATAGAAGCCGCTAAGATGGTCGCCCAAGAAGAACGCCGCAGGGGCACAGTCGAGCGTCAACAACTTGCTGATGAAGCAAAGAACGCTGGAAAGAAAGCCCTGGAGAAAGCAGGTGTCGCTGACCTGGATACAGGTGCGGCTATTGCAGGCGGGAATGAAGAACTCCGTGGTTCAGCCCTCATTGAACGGGGGCTACGAAGACGTAACCTATAAGGAAATAAAATGCCAACACTTTCTGAATATCAAAAGTTGGCTAACGACGATGTCACGGCTGGTGTTTTTGATAACATCATCACCGCATCTGAGTTGGCCCCATTCCTACAGTTCAGCAGTTTCAGTGGGAACTCCCTGGTCTACAACCGTGAGAATACGCTGGGAGCCGCTGCTACTCATCAAGTAGGAGATGTCTGGTCTGACACCGAACCGTCTTACACGAAGAAAACCGTGTCACTGACGACTGTCGGTGTCCAGCACCCCCTTGACCGCTTTGCCATGCAGACTGCCGACAACGTGCAGTCCCAGGAAGCTGTCCTCCTTTCCAAGATGGCGAAGTCCATCGTCCGAAAGTTGGAAGACCTCCTGCTTAATGGTAACTCTGGCTCTACTTCGACTGAGCCGGAAGGTCTGACCTCTCTCCTCATCAGCGACTCTCGCCTCCTCATGATGGACGATGGCTCACAGCCTGCCAGCATCACCGGGGCAGAGACCGAACTTACCCTTGACCGCCTGGACGCCATGATTGACCTGGTGGAGAACGGTAAGCCTGACTTCCTGATGATGAACAAGACCATGCGTCGTAAGATGACCTCACTCGCCAGGGCTACTGGCTCTGGTGTCGTTCTGACTTCGGCTGATATGTTTGGTCACCAATATGTCGTCTACAATGGCATCCCCGTTGTCATCAACGACTTCATCTCCAACTCCGAACAGTACGAACAGGGTGACAGCCAATGGCCCTCCTCCTCTGCTACTACCATCTATGGCATCAAGACAGGCCAGGAGAAGCAGGGATGGACTGTCATCCACAATGGTTCCGTTCTCGACCCCGACATCCAACGCTTGGGCACCAAGTTCGACAAGAACGAAGATGTCTACCGGATGGCTGTCTACCTGAACGCAGTAGTCTACTCCGCTAAGTCCTGTGCAGGGCTGGCTGGAATCGACTCTGCCGCCTAACAACGAATAACCAACCTCGTTGAGCATAGTTCCGTAATTTGATAATGAGGTAATGAACAATGGCTGACGCATATGTAAGACACGCTCAAAACGTGTTCTCTGCAACCATCGGCTCTACAGCCGTAACTGCTGGAGACATGGTGTACTTTGACGGTACTGACTGGGAACTCGCAGACGCTTCTGCCCACACAACCTTTAGTGAGGCGATGGCGGTTAACACCTACGCATCCGGTGATGTAGGCGTACTCTGCACTGGTGGTGTCGTGGTTGACATTGACGCCCCTTACACCCAAGGCACTGCTATGTACCTGTCAGAGACCGCTGGTGCAATCACTGCTACTATCCCAACGACTAACGCTGCTTTGAAGCAGGCTGTTGGTTTCGCCCTGTCCACCTCCACCGTCAGGGTTGACATCCGTATCCCCAGCTACCAGAACCAGTTCTTGCCGGTCAGTGCTTATGACACCTCCGGTGAACCTGGCCTTGGTGTGGTAACAGATGGATGGCCTGGCCCTGGCTTGGACGGTGTCGGTGAGAAAGCCTACATCGTGGGTCGCTTCCCCGACAACTTTGTCGAACTGGAAATGGCACGAATCGTAACCCACAACACATCGACAACTGCTGTTGACTACGACTTCACCGTCGCTGCTGGTTATGACAACGGGGACAATGACGAAACTGGTACGGCAGTTACAGCTTCTACCTCTGAAATGACTCCTGCAGATAACAAGTTGGTGACCTTCGATGTCTCCGCTGTTCTTGACTCAGGTCTTCAGGGGCCGGGTCGTAACTTCGCCATTCTCATTGACCCAGACGGTGTGGGTAATGGTGAACAACAGATTATAGGTATGAACCTGGGCTGCTTGGTGGTCTAGGTTTTGGATGGTGCGAAGTACCTCCGCACGGACTTAGGTGGGAACACCTGTGTCCATGTGGACATGGTGAACGGTCAAGTAGGCTTCAGTGTCCGTGAGGATGGAGATTCCCCTGCTCGTCCACCTCTGGCTGACTTCTGGTTGACTCCTGATAAGTTGTTGAGATTACACAACATCACGAGTCAACTGGTTCCCCAGCCTGAACCGTCTCCTGAACCGCGTCCAGCGCGAGAGAGCAGTTCACCTTTCTTTCAAGTAAATATAGATGCCATTCTCATGCACCAGGTAGGCTTCATGAAGAAGACTCCTTGGTGGCTTAGATGGCTTTATTCGGCTGTGGTTACAAAGGAGCAATATCGTGGTGATTCGTACTGATTGCCCATGCGGTAAGACCGACCTTAGTTCAGCCCAGATGACGATGCACAGTCGCTCAAAGGCCCACCAGGAATGGGAGGGTGCTTTAAGTGACGCGGGTATTGTTGTCGAAGCGGTGGCTGTGGTTGTAGATGAAGACCGTGAACTAGAAGGCATCCTGACAGCAGCAAGAAACGGTGGCGACATACGGCACATCGCTAAGATGGCCCGGTCTACCTTCGCTGCCAGAGACTGGCCTAACGAAGACCATCCAGGTTCTATTCAGGATTGGCTGGAGTCCCATAATATCCCGATAATAAATGTCCCGCCTCACTCCGACCCTGACGAGCAGCGTAAGTATCTCAGTGAAGAGACTGAGCGGTTCCGTCAAGCAGGCTGGGGTAAGGATTGGACAATTACATGAGGTGCCTAAATGGCCGAAGTAATTCCCTCCAAAGACGAGATAATCCACGCTGAGTCCATAGCTATATCTGGTGCTGAAGCAGAGACTCTGGTGACTGCCGGTGCCACCATCCCCCAGAACACTGGCGATATCATTGTGGTCTGCCCTGATGGAGACAGTCTCCACTGGGCACCCAGCGAAGACCCCTCCGCTACTCTAGGACGCCCTATCACTCTGGGTCATCCTGG